GATTGGTATTTGAAGAGTTCCGCACTGACGTTCATGTTGACGATACTATCGAGTGGGTTCCTGACGAGCCAGTATATCTGTGGATGGACCCAGGATATGCAGGAGCCTATGCAGTAGTTGCAGCTCAGGATATTAACGATCAGATATATATCTTTGATGAAGTCTATGAGCAGGGACTTACTACAGAATCTATGATTGATATTGTGCAGAATAAGCCTTGGTGGAAAGATGTCCACTCAGGCACTATAGACATTGCTGGTTATCAACACCAGGCAATGTCAGCACCTGCGGAGATGTGGATGGATAAGACTGGGATATATCTGGACGCTCAGAAGATTAGAATCAACGAAGGTACGGAAAGATTAAAAGGGTTTCTAAAACCAGATCCGATTACTAACATACCAAAACTTTTGATAGCTCCTAGATGCAGGGGAACCTTATCTGAGTTTGGTGCGATGCCATCTCCGTTTGATGGTCAGTCGAGAGCTTATAAATGGAAGACCGATAGAGATGGTAATATTGTTGGTGAGACTCCAGAAGATAAACACAACCATGCTATTAAAGCACTGGTATACGGACTGGTAAGCAGGTTTGGATACGGTTATATTAACGGACAAGAGTTTATAAAAGTGAAACGGTGGGCTAAATAATTATGCCAAGATTAAAACCAGACGATATTATAGAGAAGGTAGAGGCTCACTATGACGCTACCCATCCCTTACGTAATAGGATGGACGCAGATCACCAGCTATACAAGCTGGACTCTTACGATGCTGGGGACGGGTATAAATCGTACACATCCAATGAACCCCAGACCTACGCAGATAAGATAATTTCGTGGATGACCGGAGCTGACGTAGTTGTAAGAATTCCACCAAATGGTAACCCACGTAATAGCCGTGAGGTGAACAATGATAAAGAACGATTTATTATTGGAGCCTTACGCTCTGCTGATGAACGTCTGACATCAAGGTTAGTGCCGTCTATTAAAGATCAGCTATCTTGGTACATAGCTCTCAGAGGGTGGTATGCAGGTAGGGCTATGCTCTCCAAACAAAAAGACGATACCACTACTATTGATGTAACTCCGTGGGACCCGATACATACCTACTGGGGAGTTGGATCAGATGGTCTGGCCTGGGCTTGTTACAAGATCAAAAAGACCAGAGGAGAGATAGAAGCTCAGTATGGAATTCGTCTTGGTGATGCTAGAGCGGACGACGATGGTATTGCAGTCTATGATTACTATGACACTGAGTATAATACCGTAGTAGTACCTGGAAGATTTGTTAAAAAGCGTACCCCACACGGTGGAGAAACTGTTCCTGTATTCATAGGGCCAGTAGGATCTACTCCGTTAGTCCAGTCACTGGAGCTATCTTCTATTGAAGACACACTAGAAGATTTCGGAGAGTCCGTATTTAAGTCTACTAGAAGTCTCTATGAGAACCATAACTTCATGATGTCAGTAATGTTGGAACTGACAGCACGGTCTAGGAAGCAGGGATTAAAGGTAGTTAGTAGAGACGGTACAAAAACATTAGATGAAGATCCATATCAAGAAGGAACCGAGATATCGCTAGGTCAGGGAGAGGATGTAAAGCCCCTTGGACTCTTGGAGATGGCAAAAGAGTCGGGTGCTTTCATGGGACTAGTGTCAGGAGAGTTGCAGAGAGGTAGCGTCCCTCACTCAGTATACGGGGAACTACCATTCCAGTTATCTGGGTATGCAATTAACACGTTACGTCAGGGTGTGGAGACGGTTTTGATTCCTAGGGTTCAGGCTATGGAAAGGGCTTATACTCAGATAGCCAACCTGCTTTGTGACCAGTATCAGACTGGTAGTTTCAAAGCCGTCGAACTATCTGGTGAAGATAACAATAGGATGTACTTCTCAGAAGAGATTACTCCAGAAAGAATAGAAGCTGGAGGAGATCCTGAGATTAAAATATCACCAAGACTACCAGAAGACGATATGTCCAGATACGGGATGGCACAGATAGCAAGAGAAGGACAGACTCCACTGCTGCCAGACCTTTGGATCAGAGACAACATACTAGGAATACAAGATGCAGACCAGGTTGACGATGCGGTAAAAGAGCAGATAGCAGAACGAACTTTACCAGAAGCGGGTATGTGGTCTCTCTATCAAGCAGCGATGAAGCAGGGTAGAGAAGATCTGGCTCAGATGTATTTCGGAGAATTAGTTGCAATGCTATTTGCTAAAGCGAAACAAATGTCAGATACTTTCGGCGGGGGTGGACCTGGTATGCCTCCGGGATCTCCCTCTCCGGGGCCTGGTGGAGTGCCTGCCGGGGTAGCACCGCCGGGTCCTCCCCCACTAGAAGCGCCGCCTATGCCGTCGCCAGAGGTTCTTCCTCCAGCAGCGGCGGGCGTACCGCCTCCAGTACCGACTCCGCAAGGTGGGCCAGTAGTACCACCAGGGCAGCCTAGACCAGGAGCGCAAGGAGAAGGAGAACGACTTCGTAGAATAGGTCTTGTAGGACCAGGAGGTTAGATATGGCTTCAACACAAGAAGAACAGGGACTATTGAGCGCCTTTGGCTCTATGATGCAGGACTTTTTCACTGGTAGTGTTCCTTCTTTTGTGCAAGGAATGATGGGGCCAGCTCCAGGAGAGGTAGACCCAGGATTGCTGAAAACAGCAGAGGACATTAGAACTGGTAAAGTAACTCCAGTACCGCCCCCTATGACCCCGTTAACAGATACTACTCTACCTATGACAGATGACACATCATCTTTATTACAAGGGGTTAATAATCCAAGGATACAAAATCTTTTGAATATCCCAGTAAAAGATAGTGTAATAACTGGAGAAGATACTCCTAGAAAATTAGCTGAAGTACAGGCTGAAGAGTGGGACGTTACTCCATATGGTGGACATATTGGAGAAGGTGAGAGTATTTTTGGTGGCTATTCTAATCCATACCAGGCTATGTTTGAATCTCAGATTAGAGCTAATATCCCAGAAGGAAGAGATGTAGAGGCTATAGTAAATAGAGCTAGACCAGGGTATTTACATGCAAAGGGTAGTTACTTCTTAACTTATATAGATGATCCTGGTATAGGGACAGAATCTGTGCCGACATTCTTTCAGTTTATGCAGCATGGAACTTCTAGTAGACCTGCTGATGTTGACGAGCTATGGGGAGTTATTCGTATCGCTTCTGATTGGAAGCATAGTGATATAACACATCAAGAATGGAGACAACTATACGAAGAAGAACTTGTTGGTATACCTAAAGAAGTTTCACGTAATATATTCCATCTTGTTAAAGATGACGAGGATGAACTAGCTCTTATAGCAGCGCGTGAGGGCTTAAAGGGACAAGGAGAACTGGGGAAGAGAGCTTTGAGAGGGTTAACAAACTTTGCAAAAGAAGTAGATAAAGAGCCAGTAAAGACTCAAAAAAAACCCAAGGAAGGGTATATAAGTAAGTGGGAAGATCAAAAAAGCCGACCTAAACCCTTCTCTCCTATGGTTTATACTGGTGGTCGTTCTAGAGCTAGAGTTGGTGGGCCAGGCGTAGAAGCGACAGGGATGGGTCAGTTCCCTACCCCTCAAATGATAGGTAGTCCAGGTGTAGAATCACCTAGGTTTTCAGGGTAAGGAGAATAACTTAAATGCCACATATACTAGGGGTAAAACTTACTTCTCAACAACATTATAATGAAGCAGTTAAGCTATATGAAGATGGGGATTACGACGGGGCAAAGATTCATTTTGGGTTGATTGACGATACCGATGTCGTGAATGTGTCTAATGCAAGTATATATCTCGAACGGATTTTACGAAGACATCCAGAAACAGCAGAATTAACCAGGCTTGGAGCAGCAGCTACTGAACAAGACTTTGTAAATCAAGTAAATAACCGTATAGCTATAGCAGCTAGACTTAAACAAGAAGGAGATCAAACTGGTTCTTATGTTAATTATCAGAAGGCGTTGGATCTTGCTTCTGAAGGTATGCGTCAGATAAGGA